ACTAAATATTTATATGGCATATTCAGGACGTTTCTCACCAAGGAATCCCAAGAAGTATCTTGGAGATCCCACCAATATCTGGTATCGTAGCCTTTGGGAACGACGAGTCATGACGCATTTGGATGATAGTGTAAGTGTCCTGAAGTGGTCAAGTGAAGAAATAGTTATACCTTATTTATCTCCAGTTGACGGACGTTGGCATCGTTATTTCCCAGATTTCTATGTACAAACAGATAAAGGTTCAATGATACTTGAAGTGAAACCAATGAGTCAATCTGTGGCTCCAAAACCCAAGAAGCGAGTGACTCATCAATATCTAAGCGAAGTCGCGGCATATGGAATCAATCAGGCTAAGTGGAAAGCCGCCGATGAATACTGTAAGGATCGTAAATGGAAGTTCAAGGTCGTAACCGAACAAGAGATATTTGGTAAGAAGTAATGGCATCACTATACGATAAGTTTAAGAAAGAAATGACCTCTGCAGGAATCAAGCCTCGCACTGGTCAGGCTAGAACATGGCTTCAAAGCAAGATCTCCCAGCTTCGTATTCCCACTAGCCGAGCCAATCTACTCAACGATCCAAAAAGATCAGGTGGATATGCTGTGATTGGCAAAATGTACTTCTTTAGTTACGATCCAAAGTACAAAGAAACACTTCCAGTATACGATCGTTTCCCATTGGTCCTACCGATGGAACTGTATGGAGACGGTTTTCTGGGTATGAATCTACACTATCTTGATCCTTACAGTCGTTTGGCTCTACTGGATCAGCTGCAGGATTTCATAAACAACGATAAATACGATGATACAACGAGATTTAAATTATCATACAGAGTATTGGCAGCATCTAGAAGATACAGTTTGTTTGAGCGATGCGTAAAGCGATATCTGTTTGAGCATATTAGATCTTCGATGATTTACATAGAACCAGATAGTTGGGAAACCGCTATCTTCTTACCAACCGAAAAAATGGTGTATAACAACTAATGGCATTCGTACCTCAATTGTTTATGGGAAATTTTGCGGCTCACGGAGATTTCTCAAAAACCTCAAAATTTGCTGCATACATCTTTCCACCCAAGGGGTTGAATAGTGGTGGGTTGTTTGGTGGACTGCTACCTTTACCCAACGCATTAGATGCAGCTAGTCTCTCTTTTCAATGCGAAGCTGCTGAACTTCCTGGTTACAATATTAATACCATAGAAGGCAGAGTGTATGGAGCGCCTTACCACGTGGCAGCAACTCCAGTGTTTAATGAACTCAATTTAACTTTTATCTGCGCTGGCGATCTATGGGAAAAAAAGTTTTTTGATGACTGGATGGATTACATACTACCTAAAAAAGTTGAAAATAGAACAGGATATCTTGCTAATTATTTCAGAGATTACACATCAACAGTTAGAGTAATTCAATTTACTGAGGTTGGTATCCCAGCATATACAGTTAAGTTTGAGCAAGCATTTCCATATACAATGCAACCTATACAATTGAACTGGGGAGATGATGGCATCAATAGATTGCAAGTAGGATTTAGATATACTGAATGGGAAAGAAAGAGTTTACTTGGGGAGGCTCTTGGAGCGATTGGAAATTTACTTTAATACGAGGTGACTAGTTATGGCTTTACCGAAGATACAGCATCCGATTTATGAAATTTACTTGAAGTCTTTAGAACGAAAAGTAAAATTTAGACCATTTTTGGTCAAGGAAGAAAAACTTCTTCTGATGGCTAAAGAATCTAATGACAATGATGAGATTAGAAGAACAGTAATGCAAATAGTTCAGAACTGTTTGTTGGAAGAAAACATTGACGTTGAAAAATTGCCGCTATTTGATATAGAAATGATTTTCATTAATCTTCGTGCTAGATCCATAGGAGAAAATGCAAAATTAAACTATAACTGTCAAAAAGTAAATGAAGAAGGTAATCCATGCAACACAGATACCCCATACCTATTAAATCTGGATAAGGTAGAATACAAAATTACTGAGGGTCATAGTTCTAAAATAAGTTTGACTGATGAGGTTGGAGTTAAAATGAGATATCCAACTATCGACAGTGCAAAGATAACAGAGAGTAGCGATCCATATGATGCTGTTTTGCAATTTTTGGCGCAAAATGTTGAATACGTTTATGATGCTGAATCTGTATACAAAGCAGAAGATCTTGGTGCTGCTGGTTTAGTTAATTTTGTAGAAAATCTAACATCAGAGCAATTAGAAAAAATTCAAGTATTTTTTACAACGACACCAAAAGTTGTTCTGAAAGATACCATTAAATGTAGAAAGTGTGGATTTGAACATGAAGTGGAGGCTGATAATCTCTACAGTTTTTTTACTTAATTATTGGTTATGATACTCTTGAGAATTTTATGGAAACTAATTTTTCATTAATGCACCATCACAAATATTCTTTAAGTGAGTTGGAAAATATGATTTGTTGGGAAAGACAAGTTTATATAACTTTGATTACCAATTACATCAAAGCTGAAAACGAACGAATTAGACTAGAGCAGCAAACTAAAAGAAGAAAGTAAATGGCATTAACAGCTGAAAAAGATTTAGAAAAGGCAATTGAAAAACTCTTAAAAGAAAGAAAGAGAAAAGAGTTCAAGCCAACTAAAACTGGTGCTATGTTGAGAGTTGCGGGAAACATTTTTAATGCTCCAGCATATAGCTGGATGGGCGATAAAATTGATCAATATGTAAGAAAAAAAGAAAAAGAAAAAGAAAAGGAAGAAAAAGAAGCTGCTCTTAAAGCATCCGAAAAAGGTGATGAGCAACCTCAAGAAAAAAAACCAGAAGCTGAAAAAGATAAACTGCTTATTACTATTTTAAAAATCATAGAGTCTTTGCAAAAAGACATAGGATTTATTAAAGAAAGAATTTCTCCAAAGTTTTTTGATGCTAAAAGTTCTTCTACTGGCGAATTAAAACGTGTGATGTTTGATCCACTGGGACCAGCTGGTGAGCAATTCCGTAGAGCTGAAGAAGGTGGTAAATTTACCTCTGCTATGGGTAAAGATCTAGAAAAGTCAGCAATCGGTAAGGTTACTTCTGGAGTGCTAAAACAATATCAACAACAAACTCAAGAGCAGTTTACAAAACTTGAAGCTAACCAAGAAACGATTGCAGCTGCATCAGGTGTAGATCTAAATGACCCAACGACGTTCGTAGATCCAACTGAAGAAACTGATCCTATATCCCAACTTCGTAAAGAAATGAATGAGAATTTTGAGAAAGTATTTAAGTTGTTGGGTGATATGAGTGGTAAGGGTGGTAAAGAAGGTGGCTTTTTAGATACACTTGATACTTTAGGGGATTTAGGTGGATTGCTTGCTGGTGGCGGTTCTATAATGGCACTGCTTAAAAAATTATCCAATCCAATTATGCGATCAATTCCTACAATTTTATCTAGAGTTTTGCAGATAGGTAGATTTTTAAATGTTCCTCTTACTATAGCAACTGGGTTAGCAGGTGGAGCATATACTCTTTATAGAATGTTAAGTGGTAAACAAGTTTCTGATGCTGCTGATAAACAAAATGAGATGTTGAGTGAATATGGCATAAAAGTAAACAGCAGCGGCACGATGGGATCAATAGAAAGTATCACCTTTACTGAAAGTGGTAAAACCATAAAAAGAGCAGATATACCTCCAGATATTCAAACCGTAATAAATGCTGCTTCTGAAAATGGTACTGGTGTGTTTAAAAAAGATGTTGAAACTGTTTTGAATAATCCAGGAATATACTCACCAGATGCCATTCGTGCAAGAAATGAACAATTATACACAGCAATAACTCCATCCGCACAACCACAAAATGCTGCAGAGTTTAAGAGACAGAGAGAAGAAGCATATGCTCAAATGAATCCTGCGCAGCAGATGGAGTTCGCTAAAAAACAAGAACAATATCAAAGAGAGTATGATGAGGGTAAACTCACTGCAGAAACACCAGGTTTCACTAATATAGTTAGAACTTATGGCATAAGACTAGGGAAGAAAACTGAACCTGCAGCAACATCTGCGCCAGTGCCGACAGCACCACCAAAACCTACAGCACCTGCACCACCAAAACCTACAGCACCTAGAGCACAACCATCTACCAGAAGAAGACCTGGCGCAGGACAAGGTAAGCAATATGCCGAAACCGAAATGGATATTGCGGCAGCACGACGTGCTGAAGCTGCTGCGTCTGCTCCCACAGGTGGCTTCGTTGGAAGCACTAGTGATTTCAAACAAGAAAAGATCAAAGACTTGTTAGATCTTATTGCAGAACATGAAAGTGGTGGTGACTATAATGCAATGAACCAAGGAACATTAAGAAATAAAATTGTTGGTTCTAGAGTATCAGATGATGGTAAGTCAGACACAGATGGAGTTAAAAAACATTTGGGTAAATTACTCACCGAAATGACTGTAGGTGAAGTAATGAAATTACAACAAACAACAGATACATCATTTAAAGATGAAACGGGTAAACCTACTGGTACAAAAATGTTGTTTGCTGCTGGTAAATACCAAATAATTCCAAATACTTTAAAAGAGGCAGTAGACAAGAAATATGTGAAACGAACTGATATGTTTGATGAAACTACGCAAGAAAAACTTGGAATATATTTGGCTACTACAAAGAGACCTAGATTGGGTAAGTATTTGAAAGGTGATCCTAGTGTATCATTTAATGAAGCAGCTGCAGATTTAGCACTTGAGTGGGCATCAATACCTGTTGCCAATCCAGAAGTTGAAAAGATGGCTGAAGATGCAATTATAAGGCAATACCCAAATATTTCTGAAGAAGGCAAGAAAAAGATTAGAGAAAGGATTAAAGTTGGTGGCAGTGCATACGGTAGCGGAAACAAAGCAGATCCAGGTAGAGCTGCTGAGGTTGGGAGAGTGTTAACTAGTGCCAGAGGATCTTTAGAGCCAGCACCAGAAAGAGTCGCAGCTGCAACAATAAATGATGGTGCCCGCGAGAACGCATCACTCAGTCAACAACAAGCAGCTGCAACCACAGCAGCTGTGGTTGCACTACAACCAATTAATAACACTGTTATGATGCCTCAAAATCAAACATCAATGAATCCCCTAGCATCTTCGATGCGAGAGGTTAGAGATTCTGATGCAACTAATGTGTTTATAAATCGTAATGATTTTATAGCACCAGCAGGATTTGCATAAAAAAAGAGGGGACCGAAGTCCCCTCTTTTGCCTCACTCAGACGCTAACTTATCAAAGTAACTCAGATCATCATCCTCGTCTACACTGACAGCCTCAGCAGTCTTGCGTGGCTTTGCTGCCTTTGGTTCTTCCCAAGAAGTTTCCTCCTGCTGAACCTTTGGTGCAGTACGCGCAGCTGCACCACCAGCACCTAGCACGCGATTGAGTTTGTCCTTC